TAATAAAGGATTGTTTGAAATTAAGTTTGTTGAACATGAACAACCATTTTATCAGGCTGGTAAAAATTATAGTTTTGATATAACTTGTGAGCTCTTCCAATATAGTGAAGAACAATTGGAAACTGGTATTGCAGCTGTAGATTCAATAGAAAAAGAACAAGGTTATGTAATTGATCTTGTTATGACAGCTGGTGGTAGTGATATATTTACTATTAATGAAGAAGTTTATCAAGGTCCTAGTTTAGCAAATGCAACTTTTAAAGGAATTGTTGTTAGTTGGAATACTGTAACAAGAGTATTAAGACTTAATGATATTTCAGGTTCTATAGCAGCAGTGGCTACTACTGGTGAAACAAGTGGTGCTGTATGGTCATTATCATCTACTACTGATTCGACAGGTAAGGCTGACTTAGATCAAGTATTGCCTACAGATCCTAATGCTGATAACTTGGAATTTGAGATTGAAGCAGATTCAATTCTTGATTTTTCAGAAAATAATCCATTTGGAGATGTAAGGTAATATGTTTGGTACTTATTTTTATAATAAGAATATACGAAATATTGTTATATTGTTTGGTACAGTATTTAATGATATTAGTATAAGACGTACAAATGCTTCTGATGTTGTTCAAGAAGAAATTAAAGTACCTATAGCTTACGGACCTGCTGAGAAGTTCTTGGTCAGATTACGAGAAGCAACTGATATAAGTAGAGGTAAAGTTGGATTAACTTTACCAAGAATGTCATTTGAGTTTACTGCTATCAATTATGATTCAACTAGAAAGTTGACAACTACAAAACAATTTAAAGCAATTCATGGGTCTGATTCAGCAAAATTAAAAAGAGTATATACTCCAGTTCCATATAATTTTGATTTTACTTTAAGTATTATGGTTAGAAATTCTGATGATGGTACACAGATACTTGAACAGATTTTACCTTATTTTACACCAGCATATCAAGTAACAATGAATGAGATGAGTACAGTTGGTATTAAAAGAGATGTACCAATTGTCTTTACTGGATTATCGACTGAAGATACTTATGAAGGAGATTTTCTTACAAGACGAGCTTTGATACATACATTATCTTTTACAGTTCATGCATTTATGTACGGCCCAGTAGATGATATTGGTATTATTAAAGAAGTTGATGTTTATAAGTATGACCAGACAAATCAATCTGAGTTAGCAGCAGCAAACAGAGTTAAAGCGAGTAGTACAGATATTAAACCAGATCCGACAACAGCTGATGCTGATGACGATTACGGATACACAACAACTTATACGGAGTAAAACAATGATTAAAGTCGTAGGAACAGAAGCAGCCGCACCAACTTCAACTGGTGCTGGAACAAATCTTGGTAATGCAACAATGGTAAGATGTTATAATTCTGGTGGTACTGATAGATTGATTACAGTACAATTAGCAGATAACACACTTATTGGAACATTTACATTAAAAACAAAAGAAGTAGAATATGTAGATAAAAATATTACAGATGAAATTTTTGCAGCTCATGCTGATATAAAATTAGCATCTGTTGTAGTAATGGGATAACTATATGAAGAAAACAACTGTTGAGAAATTAAATAAAGTATTGGATGTTACAGGTGATTTGATACCAATTGGAAATAATAAAAAAGCACCTGATGTTGAAACGATTGAAACAGATTTAACTTCTGATTATGATTTTTCAAGAGAACAATATCATACTTTAGTTACTAAAGGTAATGACGCTCTTGATGAATTGTTAGCTGTTGCAAAAGAATCAGAGTCAGCACGAGCATATGAAGTAGCTGCTATGTTGATTAGAAATTTATCTGATACAACAAAAGAACTTTTGCAATTACAGAAAACAAAGAAAGAGATTGAGAAAGATGTTAAAGATCCTCATACTGTAAATAATTCTTTGTTTATCGGAAGTACAAAAGAACTGCAAGACTTATTACTTGAGAAGAAAAAAACATGAAAGACAATAGAGAAGATTCGTATTTAGGAAATCGACTATTAAAACCAACAAATGTTCCTCAACCATTTACTAAACATGAAGTTGAAGAATATGTTAAGTGTCGTGATGATATTGTTTATTTTCTTAAAAGTTATGTAAAAGTTATTCATGTTGATAAAGGATTAATACCTTTTAATCTTTATGATTATCAACAAGATTTAATTGATACTTTAGAAAATCATAGATATGTTATTGTAAAGAGTGCAAGACAGTCTGGTAAATCTGTAACAAGCCTTGGTTATATTTTACACTATGTATTATTTAACAAGACAAAGATTGTTGGTATGTTGGCCAACAAAGCATCTACATCAAGAGAGTTGCTTGGAAGATTACAGACTGCTTATCAACATCTACCAAAGTTTTTGCAACAAGGTATTGTTGAATGGAATAAAGGTAACATAGAGTTGGAGAATGGCTCTAAGATTATAGCATCTTCAACATCTTCATCTGCTATTCGTGGTTACAGTTTTTCATTATTGTTCTTGGATGAGTTTGCTTTCGTACAAAGAACGATTGCTGATGCATTTATCAAATCAGTTTATCCAACGATTTCATCTGGTAAAGATACTAAGATCATTATGGTATCAACTCCTAATGGTTATAACTTGTTTTACAAGTTCTGGAATGATGCTGTAGAAGGTAATAACCAGTTCAAGACATTCAAGATTCATTGGACTAGTATTCCAGATCGAGATCAAGAATGGCGTAAAAAGATTATCTCTGATATTGGTGAAGAAGCATTTCGTCAAGAGTACGAAGCAGATTTTCTGGGTTCTTCCAATACTCTCATATCATATGAGAAGTTGCAAGAGTTATCGTATAGTTCACCCATCTGGTCAAAAGATAATCTGGATGTTTATGAAGAACCAGAGATGGGAAAAGTTTATTCCATAACAGTAGACACAGCTCGTGGTCAAGGATTAGATTATTCTACTTTTACAGTTTTTGATACTACAGAAGTTCCATATCAAATTGTGGCAAAGTATCGTGATAATATGGTAGCACCGCTGCTTTTTCCAAATATTATAAATACTATAGGAAAGAAATATAATGATGCCTATGTTTTGGTGGAAAGTAATGATATTGGAGCTCAAGTAGCTGATGTTTTACACCATGATTTAGAGTATGAGAATTTACTTACTGTAGCATGGTATGGTAGGCACGGTCAACAATTATCAAGTGGACATAAAAAAGATATATCATATGGAGTAAGAACAACCAAAAATGTTAAAAAGATAGGTTGTTCTAATCTCAAGAGTATGATTGAAGAGGATAAATTACTTATCCCTGATTATGATATAATTTCTGAATTGACAACATTCGTAACTGTTGGTGATACATTTGGAGCTACAGAAGGTTCAAACGATGATCTGGTTACAACATTGGTTTTATTTGGTTGGGTTGTAGATCAACAATATTTTAAAGAATTAAGTAATTTGAATATTAGAGAAAAGTTGTATCAAACAAAAATGGATTCGATTGAAGATATGACAATTCCTTTTGGTATTATTGATGATGGATTGGATGATGAGTATGAAGAAATGCCCGATGGCACAAAATGGGAAAAGGTTCATACAGATAATTATTAAAAATCTATATCAATATTAGAAATGTAAAAGGAGAAAACAAATGGCTTTTCAAGTATCCCCCGGAATTAATATTACCGAACTCGATTTAACGACTGTTGTACCAAATGTAGCGACAGCTATTGGTGCAATCTCGGGTGCGTTTCAATGGGGTCCTGTACTGGAACGTACATCAATAACAACTGAAAACAATTTAGTTGATGTTTTTGGTAAACCAGATGATGTAACAAAATGTTATTTTTGGTCAGCAGCAAACTATCTTGCATACTCTAACAATCTAATTGTTACAAGAGTTGTAGGAACTGGAGCACTTAATTCAACTATTGGAAATAATGCTCCGGCGTCGGCAGGTGAAGATGTACGAAATGCAGAGCATTATGACTCTACAACCCTTTCAGCAGATGTATTGTTTATTGCAAAATATCCTGGAGCATTAGGAAATAGTTTATTAGTAAAAGTTATTGATTCTAATGCATGGGGTGACTCAACAGTCAATGCAGACTTTATTGCAAACTTTGATGACACTCCTGGGACATCAACTGATGTTGCAAATGCTGGTGGTTCAGAAGATGAGATGCACGTTATTGTAATTGATGAAGATGGTTTATGGACAGGAGATCCTGGATAT